TTCATCATGGTGGGGGTGCTGGAGAAATTAATATAACAGCAGTTGATTAATGGGAATTACTACTTCAACCACTCTTAGAAACCTTTACACTAAGAACATAGCTGGTGGTAAACGAAAGAAAAAGAAGCCTAAGAAAAAAAAGAAATGAAGCCTAAAATTGTAAGGTTTGGTCATAGAGATTTCAAAATAAAATACATAACTCACAAACAAGCACAAAAAAAAGGAATCTATGGACAGGTAGATACTAGCACTAACATTATTACAGTTGATGATTCTTTGGATAACAAATTAACTTGCAACACCATCTTACACGAACTTATTCATGTCATAGCAGAGCATTACCACTGGAATTTATCAGCTAAAGCAGAAGAACTTATATGCGAAACTACAGGCAACGCACTATCAGATGTATTCAACCAAAATCCTGATCTTATAAATTATCTTGTAAAAAGCTTTAAAAAGTAGTAGCTGAATCTTACGATACACATAGTCGGTTAATTATGGACAAGATAAAGAATAAAGATATAGAAATTATTGAGCCTAATAAGATAGGCAGACCTAATTTTGAATTTACACCTAAAGTATTAGATCAGGTTAGGAATATGGCTTCTTATATGTGTAGTAAGGGCGAAATAGCTACTATTATTGGTTGTTCACATTCTACTATTAATAGATCAGAAAAAGCCTGTGAAACATACGATCAAGGGGTTGCTTTAGCAAAACAGAGCATTAGGAAAACACAATTTGATATTGCTACTAAACTCAACTCATCTCAAATGGCTATGTGGCTAGGTAAGGTATATCTTAAACAAGATAGAGATGATGATAACGAAGATTACAAACCACTTCCATTAGGAGATGTTATTTAATATAAATAATTATGGCTAAATATAAAAATAGAGAAGTTAAATTAAACAAACCATTTAGGACTCCATCAGCTTCTAAGAAGTTTGGAGTATATGTTAAGGACAATAGTTCAGGCAAAGTAAAGGTAGTTAGATTTGGTGCAAAGGGTATGAGTATCAAGAAGAATATACCAGCTAAACAGAAATCATTTATGGCAAGATTTAGACCAATCCTTACTAATGTAAAAGGTCAGAAGAGTTTATCTCCAGCATTTTGGGCAGTTAAGTCTTGGCGAAAAGGTTTCAAAATTGATTAAGTATTTTCTGTTCTTACACATAATGATTGCTAATCCTGAAGGACAAGTTCCTAAGGTGTATGACTTTTGGTTTGAAGAACCTGAACTAAGGTATTATAAAACAGAAAAAGATTGTCAAAGTAGTGCTAATGAAATACTGAAGTGGGCTAGGCAATCTATGGAAGACAAAAATTTAACTGTTATGGACACTTGGTTTGAGTGCATTGAGGTACAAAAGAATGAACAAGCATCATCTCATAATCAACATAGAGGATATCAAACGATATGACATTAATTCTAAACGAGAAATATTTAACAAAGCTATCTTCTATGAAGTTAAAAGCATCTTACTTTATGGACAAACTTTCAAAGATTCTAAAGAAAAAGTGGAAGAAAAAATCTTTCAAACAAACAGTAGCTATCATTACGATTTGGTCGTTGTTGGTAATCTTCTTGAGCATATACCTTTAGAGTATTTGCCTGTTGTAGTTAGAGATATATTTAGCTACTCAAGTAAGCATGTTATGGTTATATTAAATTACAAGTCCAATATGTTTAAACCAGTAGTAAAACAATTAAGCAAATACCCAAGACACTCATTTTATTTTAATGCTATCTGAACCACAAAGACAGGTCTGTTCTTCTACTAAAAGATTTAGAGTCTTAGTTACAGGAAGAAGGTTTGGTAAGACTCATTTATGTTTAACTGAGATACTTAGAAAAGCTAGGTTCTCTGACAATGGTAAAATCTTTTATGTGAGTCCTACTTACCGAATGAGTAAGGAGATTATGTGGAAGCAACTCAAGAAGAAGGTCAAAGAATTAAGATGGGTTAAGTACATTAATGAAACCGAACTAACAGTAGTCCTAATTAATAATTGTCAGATAAGCTTAAAGGGTGCAGATAAGTCAGCAGATAATCTTAGAGGTGTGGGTCTTAATTTTTTAGTATTAGATGAGTTTGCAGATATCCCTGAAGAAGCATGGAGTGAAGTCCTAAGACCTACCATATCTGATAAGCATGTGAACGGAGAAGTATTGTTTGTTGGTACTCCTAAAGGCATGGGTAACTGGTCATTTGAAATGTACCAAAAGGGTAAGTCAGAAGACCCTGAGTGGGCTTCATGGAAATTCACAACTATAGAGGGTGGTCAAGTTGAGGAACATGAGATTGAACAGGCTAAGAAAGACCTAGATGAGAGATCATTTAGGCAAGAGTATTTAGCTTCTTTTGAAACTTATAATGGAGTTGTTTATTACAACTTTGACAGAGAACAAAATGTTAAGCCATGTAAGTATGACCCTCAAGCAATTATCCATGTTGGATTAGACTTTAACATAGACCCAATGTCAGCTTGTTTATTTCATTTAAAGAATGGAGTAGCAGAGTTCTTTGATGAGATAGTTATTTACTCCAGTAATACTGACGAATTTGTGGACGAACTACTAAGCAGATATCCTAAGAATAAAATCATTGTGTACCCTGACCCAGCTTCAAGACAACGCAAGACTTCTGCTGGTGGACGAACTGATTTAACTATCTTGCAAAATGCTGGATTAAATGTTAAGTGTCGTAATACTCATGCTCTAGTTAGAGATAGAATCAATAGTGTTAATTCAAGATTGAAGAATTTTGATGGCAAAAAAAATATATTTATTGATCCTTCTTGCAAAAACCTTATTAATAGTTTAACGAAACAAATGTACAAAGAAGGAACTAATCAACCTGAGAAAAGTGGGTACGACCATATGAGTGATGCACTAGGCTACGGAATAGAATACATCTTTCCAATTACTTCAAATCTACCACCCTCACAACCAAAGAGATTTAGCTAATGGCATATACAAGAGATGAGATTTTAAGAGAAAACGATTTATACAGTTCCTTTTCAACAAGATGGGAATACTACATCAGAAGTTATTTAGGTGGAGAAGAATACAAAGAAGGTAAATATTTACAATCCTACCAGTTAGAAATACCAAACGAATATGAGAGAAGATTAGAATATACTCCATTAGATAATCATTGTCGTAATGTAGTTAGTATTTACTCATCATTTTTATTTAGAATTAAACCAGTCAGAGAATTAGGTAGCTTAGAGGACGATCAAACTATTCCTATGTTCTTAGATGATGCTGACTTAGAGGGTAGGTCTTATGATTCTTTATTAAGAGAAATGCAAACCTATGCTTCTGTTTATGGACATTGTTGGTTAATTATTGACAAGCCAAACTCTAATGCAAGAACAAGAGCAGAAGAACTACAACAAGAGATTAGACCTTATATTAATATCTATACTCCTGAGAATATTATTGATTGGAATTACTCAAGAGCAAGTTCAGGTAAATATTATTTAGATTATTTAAAAGTTAGAGAGCATAAGGACAGTCAAAAGTCTGTATTTAAGATTTGGTATTTAGACAGAATAGATACAGTTGAACTATCTAATACTGGAGTCAAAGCACCTAAACTTATAGACTCAGTTCCTAACTCGCTTAATAAAATTCCAGCAGTAACTTTATATAATCAAAGAAGTCCTATGAGAGCAGTAGGTGTATCTGACTTGACGGATATAGCTGACTTACAAAGAGCAATCTATAATGAGTTATCTGAAGTAGAACAATTAATCAGATTGGCAAACCACCCTTCCTTAGTTAAGACTAGAGATGTTGATGCGTCTGCTGGTGCTGGTGCAATTATTGAGATGACAGACAATCTTGACCCAGCTTTAAAACCTTATTTGTTACAACCATCAGGACAGAACTTACAACAAGTGTTACAAACGATTGATAGTAAGATTGATGCTATAAACAGACTATCTCATGTGGGTGCAGTTAGAAGCACAAGTGAGAGAGTAGTATCAGGTGTAGCACTTAGAACTGAATTCCAATTACTTAATGCAAGACTAGCAGAGAAAGCTAGTTTAATGCAATTAGCAGAAGAGCAGATTTGGAGATTGTACGCATTGTGGCAAGATAAAGTATTTGATGGCAAAATTATGTACCCTGATTCTTTTGACCTTAGAGATTGGGCAACTGATTTAGAAGTATTACAACAAGCTAAAGCAAGTCAAATTAAGTCTGATACTTTTACTAAAGAACTAGATAAACAAATAGCTAGAACAGTAATTGAAGATGATGACACATTAACTAAAATTGATGAAGAGATAGATCAAACAACTACAAGGCTTGGCGAGTTTCCACAGAAACCTATAGAAACTCCAACAGTTTAATATGGCTAAAGACCTACTGGAAAAGTTAGGAGATTATAGGCAAACTAGAGTTACTGATTTGTCCGATACTCAAGTTATAAGATTACAAAATTCTTTACAGGAATTAGAGAACTTAGTCATAGCTGAAGCAAGTAAGATTGACCCTAAAAGAGGTAGTTTAAAATTAAGAACTACAATGGCTTTACAACTTAGACCTAAACTTAAACAACTTATTGAACAAACTTATTTAACTGCTGTTCAAAGTAATATAGCTGAGTATGATAAGTCTGCCAGTTGGTTATTAGCTACCTTTAAAGAATACCCAATACCAGCAGAGTTTAAAGAGATTACTGAATTAGATTTAACTACTATCCAACAATTAAAACGAGGTGCATATTTACCCTTTGAAGATTTAGGTAATGAATTTGCAAATGAGTTAGCACAAGAAGTTTATAATAGTACCCTTACTGGAACACCTACCGATCAGATGGTTAATAATTTAAGAGGTAAAATAAATGGTATATATCAAGCATCAGACAATGAAGAAGCAGAAGAATTAGTGGACTTTATTGCTAATAATCCTGATAAAGCAGAAGATGTTAAGACAGCTACAGAACGATTGCAAACTATTTATGGTAGAGATAGATTGGGTAATAACTTTAGAAGATATGCAACACAATTAGTACAAGATTCATTAATGGGTTTTGATGGACAATTTGCTAAGTATAGAGCAGACGAACTAGGATTAACTTCTTACAAATATACAGGAACTATTATAAGAGATAGCAGATTTTTTTGTAGAGCAAATGTAAATAGAGTTTTTACAGAAGAGCAAATAAGAAATACTTGGAGTGGCACAGTGTGGAAGGGTAAAGCACAAGGCGACCCATTTATTGTCAGAGGTGGTTATAATTGCCGACACCACTGGCAACCTACCAATCCTGATTGGGTAGATTCAGAAGGAAACTACAAATTAGATTGACAAACTCGGTAATTAAAATTAAGGAGTAAACATGGACGAGAATAAGAACTCGGTAGAGCAAACACAAGCTACTGAAACAAATGTGGAAAAAGTAACTGAAGTTTCTAAGGAAGCTGAAAGTAAAGTTGAATCTAAAGCATTTACTGAAGATCAAGTAGAAGCAATAGTTCAAAGAAGATTAGACAGATATAAAAAGAATGTATCTACTAAACTTGATGGACTAGATATAGATGAAGCTAAAAAACTTTTAGAAGAAAAGAAACAGAAGGAACAAGAACTCGCTTTACAAAGAGGCGAATTTGATAAGGTGTTGAAAGATACTGTATCAAAGAAGGATACTAAAATATCTGCTTTGGAATCTGAGTTACAGAAGATTAGAATTGACGAAACATTAGTTAATACTGCTTCTCAGCTTAAAGCGATTAATCCTAATGAAGTGAAAGCTTTATTAAGACAATCCTTAAAGTTAAATGACTCAGGTAGTGTTGAGGTAGTTTCTGAAACAGGAACTCCAAGATACAATGAAAAAGGCGATATAATGAGTGTAAACGAATTAGTTGCTGAGTATCTAAACAACAATCCACATCATGTGGTTGCTACCCCAAGTGGTAGTGGTTCACAAAGTGGGATTGGTGGCAATACACTCAAGCCTTTTAATATAAAAGATTTGGATTTGAATAAAGCAGAAGATCGTAAGGTTTATGCAGAACACAAAAGACAAAGAGAGAGTGGTGGGTTGAAGGCAAATTTAATAATTAACAACTAACCATAAGGAAATATAATAACATGGCAGACGAAACAACCAGTTCTACACTAGCAGAACTATACACAGACGTAATACAAGAAGCGATCTTCAATTTTCAAGAAACTTCAGTAATGCGTCCGCTAGTAACAACTTACAATATAACAGGACAAGGTAAAACTGTTCAAGTACCAGTTTACCCAGCAATTTCTGCGGCGGCTGTTGCAGAAGGAACTGACCTTGCAAACACAGCGATTGACCCTACAGCAGTAGATATTACTGCAAGTGAGATCGGTGTAATGACTACACTTACAGACTTAGGTAGAGATTCTGCTCAAAGAAATGTAGGTTCAGACATTGGTAAATTATTTGGAGATGGTTTAGCTAAAAAAGTTGATTCTGATTTAGCGGCTTTATTTACTTCATTTACTGCGGCACTTGGTGCGGCGGGAACTGAATTAACTCCTGAACTTTTATTCCAAGCACAAGCAACTTTAAGAGCATTGAATGTACCAGCACCTTATTATGGTGTATTCAACCCTAAAGCTGTTTTCAACTTGAAGAAAGTTCTAACTAATGCTGGATACAGCACAGGTGCAAATGCAATTTCTGATAAAGGAAACCAAGCATTGAATGATGGCTTCGTTGGAAGAATAGCTGGAATTGATGTATTTGAAAATGCAAACATAGCTATTGATGGTTCTGATGATTCAGTTGGTGCAGTATTCCACCCAGCATCAATCGGTTTAATTATGAAATCGGACATTAAAATAGAAAATCAAAGAAATGCTTCGCTAAGAGGCACAGAAATTGTTGCTTCTATGACAGTTGGTCAAGCGATTGTTAAGAATGACTTTGGTGTTAAAATCACTGTAGACTCTGCATTTTAATTAATGCTAATAATGGTGGGGAGTAAAATCCCCACCTTTTAATAAGGAATTCAAATGGCAAATTTTAGTACAGACACAGATTTACAATTTTACCAACCTGATATTTTAGAGTTTGGTATTACAAGTTTTACTTCTCCTAACGACTACCACGCACAAGCAAGAGAAGATATTGAAAGAGATTTAAGAGATAAATGGTGGGGTATCTATCAGAATAACATTACAAGAGATATTGCACACTTAGGTTCTATTGAGATGGACGGAACATTATTAACAGACGCACAATGGAAAAGATGTTCTGTATTTAAAGTTATAGGATTCTATGCAACTCCACAATTAACTAAGTTTAATAGTGATGACAATAAAGACAGATTCCAAGTAATGTTAGACTACTACCAACAAGCATATCATGCTGAGTTTGGTGCAGTATTAAGAGATGGTGTTGAGTATGATGATAATAATGATGGCACTGTAACTACTGCTGAGAAAGAACCTTACGAAAGACTAAGACTTATCCGATGAAGATTAAAGCCAAGATTGATGATCGTAGATTAAGAAAAAAACTAGATCAGCAAATAAGAGATAATCCTAGACAAATACAGAAAGCTTTAGGCAGAACTGCTGAATTCTTAATGGGTTTAATTAA